TCTCAACGTCGCGTTGAAACTCCACGTCATCGTGAAAGAACTTCACCACCTTGAGCTGGTCCCCGACGTAATACCCGGCGATGATCGTGTCGGCCTTTTTTACGGCGTATCCCGGCTTTGGAGGCGCCGGGGACTCGAAGGAAATGCACCCCCCCAGGAATGGCTCAGGGAACTTGAATCCGTTCATCCAAGCCCCGATGGGGCCTTCTGACACGCGCGAAACATTCCCGGCGTGCGCCGCAATAGGCTCCGCTTCCAAGTTGTCCCAGTGGTCAACCTCCAACTGCGCATTGACCCAGACTACGCCGGCCGCACGCGCGAGGATGGCCGCAACCGGCACACGGCGCAGCTTGTACTTGATGGCCGCCGCCTTTGCCGTGTTCGGCGGAAGATGTCGGTACAGCTCGGAAAGGTAGCCGTCCAGCATGCGCGCTTCGGCTGGATCGCTCAGGTCGAATGATTCTGGCAGTCGCCCATCGTTCTTCGATGCCCCAAGCTGCAGACGTAACTTGTAGCCATATCCGTAGGAAATCTGCGAGTCCTCGTCATAGTCGAAGCAGGTATTGAACCCCTCGGTTCCCTTGCTGTTCATGCTCCAGCCCATGGCAGAGCCATACATCAGGTGCTTATAGAAGTCACCGACATCGCACACCTTGACGATCACGCCCGCGCGCCGCCAGGCTTGGAAGTCCTCTTGCAAAGCCGGAAAGCTCTCGCCAGAGGGCATGCCGCCAAAGCGGTTGAGCAGCCATACAAGTTCCGCGTCCTGCTTTTCTTCGACATACCGGCGAAACGCCTCCGTCGTCGTCGCGGGGATCAGCGGTAGGGGCATGGCGTGCACACCACCGACACTGATTCGCAAGAGCCAGGGCTTACGCTTGCTGTCAAAGCCCACTACGTTGGTTTCATTGAACTTGTAGTCGTACCGGATCGCGCCGTCCTTGGGCGGCAGCCCAGAGTAGCCCGGAAGGAGGGTGTTACCAAGCTCCCGCTCGATGGCGCTGGACACCTGTGCGGGAAGCGCATAGCGCGCTCGCTCCAGCGGCGTGTCTGGAAGATCCTTGAAGTCCTGTCGCCCGTACCCTCCTACAACCTGCACGACCTCGGACATCGCCCCCGAATACCACGTAGCACGCAGGTTCTCGTATTGCGTGAAGGTTAACGCTGCGGGCGGCGGATACGGAAGCAGCTCGGAAAAGCGAACAGGCAATGCGACGGAGAAACGGCGAAGCTCCGCAGTCTGCGGGACCGTGGCCAGCTTTTCAGCGTCGTATCCAGACAACCGCTTTCGCGTGTCGCCGGATAGTTTCACGGCAACACCCTTTTCTGGAAGAACTATCCCCTTGTCGATGACGCCAGAGAACAGCATGGGGATGTAGTCCTTCGCCAGCCCATCGACCGGCAATTGCTCCTGCTCTGCGGAAGGAGGCTGGACGATGACTTTGAAAACTCCACCCATGTCCTGGGCAATGGCAATGGCGCCGCTTGGCAGCGTCCGCGCCATGCGAACGCTGCCAACGCCGAACAGCTCCTTGAGGTTTGTCAGGCGCCGGGCCAGTGCCTCAATGGCGGCAGCGTCTTCCTCGCCTTGGCCATGCCCGTGCAGCCCAAAGGGGCGCGGCTGGTGCATGGCTGCTACACCGTCATGTTCACGCGGTAGCCCAGCTCGTAGGTATCGCCCGCCTGGAAGGTGCGGGCCGCTGCGAACAGGGACGCCGATACCAGCACGCCGCTGGTACCGCCGCGCTGGCTGTTGGACAGCAGCGCCGCGCCAGTCACGTTGAGCTGCGCTGCCGTTGCAATGGTCAGCACGGCCACTGCGGCCATGTTGTCGATGCTCCCGGTGGCGGTTGCGGCGGACGTCCAGGCCGGCCGGGTCGCACCGGTGTGGCCTTCGGTCATGCTGACGATTTCACTGGCGGTCGCGGCGTAGGACGCAGCCGTCCAGTTGGCAGCCGGGGGCGTCGCCCCGCTGGAAATTGCCAGGAAGTAGCCGGCCGGCTTGGCAGTGGGGCCCAGCGCTACGTTCAGCATATGGGCCATGCCTTCGGTCACGATGAGGTTGTCACCCTCCTTCTCCCACTCGCCGCCGTTGACGCGGCCGAAGTATTCGCCCCCCACCAGCACGCCGGGGCGGGGGAAGTAAACGCCGTGGGGCGTCAGGTCGTAGCGCTCCGCGCGAAGTTCGCGGGCGATTTCAGTGCGCAGGTTCATGCCTTGCTCCTTGGTTGAGGCAAGGCGCACTCCTGCGCGCCGGGTTGAGAATTTCAGGTTACTGCAGTCAGCAGCCGTTTGCCAAACACTATGCTGGTCGCCCGGTTTCCAGTGATGCCGCACAGCCGCCCGGCCTGGGTTTCGACCACCGCGCCGCTGGGGCTGCCCAGCACATAGCCGTTGGCCGCCAGCCAGGCCACGGTCGAAGCCCCGCCGCTGGAGATTTCCCCGGCCGTCTCGGCATCCAGGGCCACGGCGCTACCGGGCACCGGGGCCTTGGCGGTCTTGCGGGCCATGGCCAGCTCGCCGGGCGACGTGCCCGCAAGGAAGGCCACATGGTCCACCTGCCCCACCCACAGGCCGCCATCGACCGGATGCAGGAACGTGATGCGCTGGGGCATCTGCACGAACCCATGCAGGGGGTCATGCACATGGTAGGCCATCGCCTCGGAGAAGCGGAGTACGCTGCCGCGGGCCACCACCAGGCGCCCGCGCCAGTAGCCCAGGTAGTCGCCCGTGGGCATGGGCTCCATGTGCTGGAACTGCGGCGCCGCGCCCATCTTTGGAAGCAACGGAGCCTCCAGGGCCTGCAGGGCAATCGGATAATCCTCGCCCCGTCCCAGCGCACCGCCGTTCTGTCCGGTGAAGTACAGCCGCGCGCTGGTCACGCTCGGGTCAGGGCACTGGGGCAGCAGGATGGACAGCCCGCCACCCGCCTCCACCGTGCAATGCACCATCGGCGACAGCGGCGACTCCATGGCACCGCGCAGCCACGCCACGGCCACGCCGTAGGCGCCCGGCTCCAGCGCACCAGTGCCTGGCGTCACCATCGGCGGTGGCGGCACGCCCAAGGTGAAGCGCCGCGCCGCGTGGCCGTCATAGGCATAGATGCCCTCGGGACCGGCGGCCAGCACCTGGGAGTTGAGCACCACATGAGACAGCGGGCCGGCGCCGATGGTCGCCAGCGCCTGCGTGCTCCACGTCGCTGTTTCCACCTTCACCCACTGGTCGCCCAGCAGGCCAAACACATCACGGTGCAGCGGGCTCTGCCACACGCTGGTCAGCGGCGTGTCGCTCACCTTGCGCCGGCCGGGGCGCATGCGCAGGCGGCCCGATTCGCTGATGGTCACGTTCAGCGCCTCGCGCAGGTACAGGCGCGGCGCCTGGCCGCCCACCTGCAAATCCTCGTCGTCCGAGGTGTTGTCGATGCCCGCGAGGGGCATCAGGGAGAAGGGTTTCATTAGAAGGCTCCTTTGCGGTGCTGGTCTGAATTGCCGTCTGGTCGGATGAAGTGCGCCCCATGCCGAGAGGATGGAACGCCCACGGCGCCGCTGCGAAATCCTCCGGTCAGCACCATCTGCCGCACAGGCTCTTCCAATGCGGCATGGCGAACGCGCATGCGACGCGCGAATGCCCGATAGTCGTACTCGCACACGAAAGCATCAAACCCTTCGACGGGTAGCTGTCGCACGCGGTTGGATATCCAGCTATCGCCAAACTGTTCGGCACTGAATCCCTGCGGGATATTCGGCACCAACTCGCCCACACGCAGCCTCTGCCACATGAAAGGCGTATCGTCCGCCTTCTTGGTTCCCATGGCCATGCTGTCATGGCCCGACGCCAGCACGGAGCGATTGCGGTGCTCCACCTTGCTTGCTGCAAACAATGTAGCTGCAAGGCCATGAGCAGCAAGGCTTTGCGGTCCAATATATGGAGGGCGAGAAACAGCAGCCCAGCCCATTTGCATGGTGCTGATGGTCGTGTAGAACTCCAGTCGTGTATCGCCAGGGAAAACCGGCCACCCCATGCGCGACATCACTGTCCCGCTGGGCGCCACGTACTGGCGAGTGCTGTGAAGCTCTGCGCGGCCGAATGCCATCCCGCCAAAGCCCTCCTTGTGCGCGACGCCCCGGTGCTGGCTTTCCACCTTGGGAAGTCCAAATTCAACCCGCGATTGAACGTAATGCAGGTTGGTAGCCGTATGGTTGACCATGGCCTGTGTCGGCGCATCCATCACCGCATAAATGGTGTGGGGGCTCAGGCGCGGCTTGCCAGGCTCGATGCGCGCCATCAATTCGCCCGGCTTGATGGTGCGCCGGCGCAGGCTGACGACAGGTTCCCCGGCCGTCAGCTCAAAAATGCCAGGCTCCACGCGAATCGAGTTCGCGGTGACGATCGGGCGGCCGAAGTAGCCTTCTGGGTCGATCCCGTCCAGGTACACCACATGCTGCTGCAAACTGGGCATGCCGACTTGCGCGTGCGGCTCGGCGATGCCGTTGCCGTTGTCTGGGCGGTTGGCCGGGTCCAGCGAATCCAGCCAAAGGTATTGCGTCGCCAGTGGCGGGACACCGGTCTTTGTCACTGTAAGGTTGTCGCCAATGCGCAGCATGTTGGCGCCGGGCACGGCAATGGTGCGGCGTCTGTCGGCAATGATGGGCTTACCGATCAGCGCCATGTTGGTGCCGTCCGGGACCACGGGGCGCCACTGCAGGCGCGCGTTCGCATTGCCCCACTCGTCCATGGCCGCGCCGCGCTGACGCAGCTCTGGCGTGACGTTGTGCACCACGGGGTAGCCGTAGTAGTTCACCATCGTCCAGCGTGGCGTAATGCGGTTGAAGCGGATGGACAGCGATGCGGCCCCCACTTCCTTGGGCGCGATGCCAGCGGGCTCGATGTAGCGCGTGTGCAGCTGCAGCCATGGCAGCGGAACGATGGGCGTCACAATGGTGTAGCGGCCCTCAAACGTCAGCTCGCGGATGCGCGGCGCCACAAAGGGGTAGCCGCACCAGGCCGAATCCCAGCCGCCGATGCGGCTGAACTCCCGGCTGCGGTTCTCTGCCTTGGCCGCACCGAACAGGGTGGCATTGATCTCGGCAGGCTTGAGCACACGCGCGGCGTTGCGCACGTTGGCCCAACTGCTGATGTAGGGCGGCTCCAGGCCGTCCAGGTGCAGGGGACGGATGCGGAAGGCCACCATGCCCGTCTTTTGCCATTCGGGCAAGGCTGGCGCCGACATGCCTGCTGGCAGCAGCACACGGGCGTTGTTCTCGATGTGCGGTGCGGGTACCTTGCTGGCGTCCCAGCCACTCACCCCCATGCGCTTGTTGCGATTCTCGATCAGCGTCCACTGGGGCCAGCGCGGCGGGTTCAGCGCGCTGTCCACGTCATAGAACATGGTCACGAACTGGCGCAAGTTGAACGCCCGGTTCAGGCCGAAATACTGCTGCGGCTCGGCGTAGAGGCGGATGCTGTCGGGCCGGATGTGCTGGTGCCGGTTCTCCAGCCGGGGCCAGCCGAAGGCGCCGCCAAAGCCCAGCGGGAATAGCACCTGGGCCTCTGGGATGATGCGCGTTCCCCAGCGGGTTGACCCAAAGCCCAACGGGCGCAGCCAGCGCGTGCCGCCGACCATGTGATTGGCGCCGTCCTCCACGGGCTTGATGCCCACGGGCGAGAGGAAACGACGCGCCAAGGTTAGAAGCGGCGTGCCGTAGGCGGTCTGGGCAAGGCTCCGCGCCAGTAGGGTGCGGTCGCGGTGTTCCAGGCGCGGCTGGCCGTAGCCCGATGCCTCGACGCCACCCGGCGCGATGTGGCGATAGCGGTAGCCCACCATGGGGCGACCGTAGCTGGCCATGGCTGTGCCGCCCGTGCCGTCCAGGTAGCGGACAGCGTTTTGCACGGCAGGCGCCGGCACGGCAGGCGGCGCGGTGCCCAGCGGCTTGAGCGCGGGCGTCTGCCACATGGAAGGCAGGCCAAACGCTGGCGCTGGCGGCGGCAGGCCAGCCGGGCGCACGCTGCGCACCTGAAAGCCAACGTCATGCGTTCCGAATTTAGAAGCATCGAACCCTTGTGGTGCAAAGGATGGCGTCTTGTTTTGTATGGACGATTCGCCAGCCACGCCGAGAGCGATGCCAGGCACCTGAACGGTGCGGTTGCGGTTGCGGACCTCGGCCCATACCGACATCTCCAGCGAGTGGATGCCGGGCACCTGCACGCGGAAGTTCTTGAGGCGCAGGGCCGTGTCGCCAAACACACTGGTGACGGGCGATGCCACATGCAGGATGCGCCGCGCCCAGTCGGCCACGCGCGGGAACCCGGGAGAAAACGCATCAACCCCTCCAGGGAGGACCGCTTTCGTTTTGTACTCGATGGCGGCGTAGCCGAACGTCGATGACAGCCATCCCAGAGGCCGAGGCGGGAACTGAACGCGGTGGATCCCGAACGCGGTTCCAAACGCGCCGCCGGGCCGCAACATTCGCGGAGAAACACTGACCTGCCCCAGCTCCAGTGGCGCAATAGCGCCAGCGCCGCGTGCACTCTGCTCTGCCCGCGTGTTGATGACGGTGACTGCACCGGTTGACGATGCCGAAACCCCTGCAGGGCTCAGAAACTTTACCCCGCCCTGAACGTAGGCCTCGCCGAACAGCTGCGCCGCGAAGCCCTGCAGCGGCTGGTGCTGTCGCCAGTTCCAGATCGTTGCTGCTCCGATGGCCAGGCCCGATGGCATCGCTCCAGGATTGAGCGGTATCGCCTTGTTGGCCAGATTGGGGCGACCGATACCCCCCGGGACTACGCCGGCTGGGAAGACTCCACCTTCTGGTACGCCAGTCCACCATCCATCGACCAGCACTGACGGCGGCACATAGCGAACAGATCCGTACCATGCTGCATTGCGGATGAATACCTGCTCCAGACCATGCTCACCGAAGACCGTTGCATCCAGCGCATCAGTGCTGACGAACTGAGGATAGGACGCCTGCGCTGCTCCGAAGATGCTGGTGTCTTCTGCGGTGACACGCGTGACGTATTGGTCGCCGCCCGCTCCACGGCTCCAAGCAACCTCGACCACCTCCGCTGGCGTGTGCGTTGTCGCACCCTCCCAGGACGCGTCGAGGTGCGCTGTTGGCGGGGCATATTCCCAGGAGAAGATCGTGTACGGGGCGGGCAGGACCGATGAATCATGGCCCTGCGCGGCAAGCCGGCGAATGCCGGTTCCGAGGTCTATTCCGCCCCAGAGCGCGAAGTGCGGATTTTCAGGGCGAGCGTACCCGTCCGCCCCCTGCCAGGTGCCGTCAAGTTGGCTGTTTGGCGGCGTGTATGCCATACGTCATGGCACACCTGCGATGGACCGCGCAAAGAACAGGTCGTTCAGCTCCTCGCTCGGGTGCGCCATGAACTGGACATCGTAGGGAACGTCGCCCTCATACACCGCCAGCTCGTATGTGCCGTCTGCCGGACTGGACGTGGTGACGCCGCACACCGCGCCTGTCGTTCGGTCATACGCGCGCACGGTACGCTGCACAAGGTAGCCGTCGATGTCTCGCACGGTACCGCGCAACACTTTTTTCGGCGAGGCCCCGAAGGCCACCGCACCGATAGAGGATGTGGTGGGGATAAACAGCCGTGGCGGCGTGTAGACGGTCCAGTTACTGGTGTTGTAGAAGGTGAGAAAGCTGCCTCCCGCATGACCGACAGCGAGCGTGCTTCCATCCGGGCTGAATGCGCAGCAGTACGCCGGACCGGAAGGTAGTACAGCGGGGTTGGCCATCTTCGACCAACCGCTGGTGTTGTAGACCGTGAGAAACGGAGAGCTTGGATAGACGAACACCAACTTGCTGCCGTCCGGGCTGAACTCACATCCGTAGACGATTCCTGGAGGAAGCACGGCAGGGTTCGGGATCTTCGACCAATCGCTCGTGTTGTAGACGGCGATGTAAGGCCAGGTGTCGCACCCGACAGCCAGCTTGTTTCCGTCCGGGCTGAATGAGCAGCACATTCCGCCGCCAGGAGGCAGCGAGGCCGGATTTGCGATCTTTGACCAGTCGCTCGTGTTGTAGATGGTCACGAAAGGCGAGCTGCCGTGAGTTACTGCCAACTTGCTCCCATCCGGGCTGAACTCACATCCGTAGGCGATTCCTGGAGGAAGCACGGCAGGGTTCGGGATCTTCGACCAATCGCTGGTGTTGTAGATGGTCACGTAGGGCGAGCTGCCGTGAGTTACTGCCAACTTGCTCCCATCCGGGCTGAACACGCAGCCCGTTGGCGATCCTGCAGGCAGCGTGGATGGGTTAGCCAGCTTCGACCAGTCCCCTGTGTTGTAGATGGCGATATAGGGGGAAAATGCGGTAACGATTGCCACCAGGCTGCAATCCGCATTGAATGCGCAACCCTTCACAGCGTTTGTGATGGGAACCCGCGGCATGGCCGGGCGTGCAGCCAGAATGTCGTAAGCGGCGAAAAAGCCGTTGGACTCCCCACCAAGCGCAAGCAAGTACGGCATCTTCACGCCCCCCGCTGTCGCCCGAGGGCATCTTCACCGGGCCAGTATCCAGATGCCTCATGCCAGAGGCTGTAGACCTGGAACAGGTCAGCGCCACCGCCTTGCGCACGCACGTACTCGCGCGCGTGTTCCTCCGAGTCCTTGCTGCTGGAGCTTCGCATCCGATCGCTGGCAAACATCTGGAAAGGCGGCAGCGTGACAATCAAGCCCCAGTCGATGGCCGGCTGGGACGTGTTCATGGTGATGGGGGTGGACTCGATCCCGACCACGCCTGCCACCTGGGTTGGTGGTTTCGCGGGCATGGCGGCCTACACCTTGAAAATCTTGTTCGTGCCGTTGTCCCACGTAACGATGATGTCGCCGCCGTTGGGCGTGATGGGCAGTCCGGTTGCCGTGTCGATGTAGGCAATCAGCGGGCTCGTGGCTTCGGTCCCGGTGTCCGAATAGATGATGATCGCCTCGATGGACGGGCCAGACACGCTGGTAAACGTGATGTCTGCCGCATCGGCAGCGCCGCCGGTGGTGCTTTTGGCCGTCAGAGTCACAGGCCCGGCAATACGGGACGAGACAGGAATGTCAGCCAGGTACTGGTGAACGGCGGTCTGCGGCGTGTAGGCGCCGGTATCGACCAGCAGCACCTTCACGGTGTCGGTCATCCAGTTGATTTGTGCTTCAAGAAAGCGCTGACGGGCAGCGTCATAGAGGGTATTGGCCATGGGTGTGCTCCTTGCCTGGCGTGGGCGAAGAAGCGCACTCGTGCGCGCTGGGGTGGGTCTTGGGGCGGATGATCTGCAGGTCGGCCGGCGCCACCACCGTGAGGCGCGCGCGCTGGCCGGACTTGCGCTCCAGCGTCACGATGGCGCCGCCGATGGTCATCGACTGGCCGGCGGCCAGCTCGACGTGGAGTTTCGTGGTGCTCACGGCAGAATGGCCTCGTTGTGGTGCGCCACGTCCTCGCGGGTGGTGCGACGCATGTCGCTGTCGGGCATCCGACCGAAGTAGGCCGTGAAAGCGGCCTCGGCCTGCCCGGCGCGCTGCGGGTCAAAAGACTCGGAATCGGGCACGCTGAACGCCTTGTGCAGCGCCCACAGAATCAGGTGCTCGTGGTGCGCTGCATGGATTTCTGGCGTGTCGTGCACCGGTGCGCCAGGATTGGCGGGGTCAGGAAGCGCCATTGCATCCATGGGCAGACGGTATCCCTCCAGGGTCAGCGCACCGTCCTCGGCAGGGATCGGGACAATGCGCACGCTGGTGTCGTTCTGCACCAGATAGCGCTTCCCACCGTCCATGTGGTGCCAGTCGTCGGCCTCGCGCCAGTGGCGGTAGTTGGCGTCCAGCCACTCGCGCGATACAAGGCGGAAGCGGCAAGAGCGCCCACCGACAGCCGAAGGCCGGAAGCCAGTGCGCACCAGCTCGTACACCTTGGGGTGCAACTGGTAGGTGTGCACACCTGCCGTCACGGCTACCTCACAGACGTCGGGGTTTGCGTCCTCCAGCAGCAGCCGGCTGCGCACGCAGGCCTGGGCCTCGGCGTCGTTCAGCCAGTCCACCACATCGGGGTCGGACCAGAAGAACGGCGCTGCCTTGTCGTCGGCCAGCACGCGAAAGCGCCGGATCAGGTCGGCGAGCGTCATCAGTTGAGCCCGCCTTGCACCAGGGCCGTGACCTGGTTGCGCAGGTCATCCGCCTTGGCCTTGGTATCCAGCTCCACGCCGTAGTTCTGCTTGGCGTAATCCGCCAGCGCGCCCTTGGTCATGCGCGACACCTCCAGCAGCGCGTCCTCGGTCTGCTTCTCGGACTTTTTCTCCAGAGCGGCGGCCTCGGCCTGCGCCTTTTGCGCCAGCTCCAGCGCGGCATCGCCGCCCTTGTCGGCCTTCTTTTGCGCGGGCGTCTCCACGCGCTTGAACTCCAGGTAG